TCGTAGAACCTACTTGCTGACATCGCTGGAAAATTGCTGCCGATGATAGTTACGATTATCTCTTCCATATCCACCTCTTGATTGCAGTTCACCAACAACGTTAGATGACAAATTAATGCATTGCAATCAATAATTTAACTGACGACTCCATCAATCCAGCTTCGCAGCGTAGCTAACCGTTATCCCTTGTCGGAGGATTCAATTTTACGAATGGCTGCTCGGTCGATATTGCACTGCCCCAGCACGCCATACAGCTCTGCGTTTAACGCCACACTGTCACCGAACGTCATGAGCGCCGGCGGCTGCGGCGCTTCAATCTGGCTGGTCAGTTCCGCCGGCAGGTTTAACCGGGGCTGCTTTATTGTCCGGTACTCCACCACCGGCGGCTTTTGCTGCGTCCCGCAACCGGTCAACAGCATCAGGGGGAACAGGAGCAGCAGCGGCTTTGTTTGCTGCGAGATAACGCTTAATTTCATTCTGTAGCTTCCGGTTCTGCTGTGCCGTCACTGCGCGTTGTTCGGTTACCTGTGTCATTACGGCGTTTTGCTGATTAACCGCTTTGACAAGGTCGTTGACGCTCGCTGCCAGATCGTCATTCTTGGAGCGAAGATCGTTTATCTGATCGTCTTTACTATTCGCCAGCTTCTCAAGGCGCTGATTGGTTGCTTCAAGCTGTGAGCTTCTGGCATTCAGCATCCATAGCGCCAGGCAGATAAGACCAATGACGATGACTGGTGAAAAAGTTTTGATGAGGTTTAACGGATTCATGTCAGAAATACCTCTCTTTCAGCTGCGCGGCGTTTAACTAGGCCGGCCAACTTCTTACCACCAGCATTGACCCACTTGCCGAACTCATCAGCTGCGCCAGCATAATCCCCAGCGTTGAGCTTCCTGATAAGTGTCGATTTAACGAAGTTGCCTGACCCGAGGTTAAACACAAATGACACCAGCGCATCGAATTGCCCTTGCGTAAGTTTTACCTTCACATTGGTGTTAATGGTCAGCTCTGCCACCTGCAAATCTTCGCGAAGAAAAGCATCAGCCTGTTCGCCGGTGATAATGTCCCCTGCTTTAACTGCATGAGTGTGACCGTACCCGATAGTCAGAATGCCAACACTGTCTCTGTAAGCTCTAAGCTCCAGGCCTTCAAAGCGTTTGACGAGGTTAATTCCGTTATTGCTGACCTTCATTGGTTTCCCCTGCCTTTCTGTCTATCAGCCTGCGAAGCCTTTCGCTGATGTAGTCATTACCTACATACCCGATGTAAACCGCGAATACCTGCGCAGCAGCGTCGGGGATGTTCCAGTTAAATAAAGCGCCCATCACCTGCAGCGTCGGGCCAGCAAAGAACGCCAGCGCGCTGCAGGAGACAGCGTCGAGCACCCGCTTGCTCCACGGGCTTTTTGCATAGGCACTGCGTAATAGTGAAAACATGCCTGCTACCCCGGCATATCCCCATTCTGTTTTGTGGGCATACAGCCACAGCAGCACTGTGGCCCAAAAGCCCGGGTCTTTTTCTGGAGGCATGCTCTGATTCCCGCCACCGGGATGATGGCGGCTGACTGTCGTTAAAGAAGTTGCGCAGCACCACGGCGTCAAAAGTGTGTGTGGAGACTGATTGGTGTGCGCAAAAACGAAAAAAGGCCGCTCTATGGCGACCTCTTTGAATGGGACCCTGACGCAAAAGCGGTAACTGCCTTGCCCGTCGGCAACAGGGTTAATTTTTTATCCCGCATCAGGGATAATATTTGCTCTATCCCTTATCGCGGATAAGCCAATAAAAAAGCCCCGTTAGCTGGTGAGGCTACGGGGCTTCTTGGCATCCACATTATATGCAACTGACCCGCATTCGGCGGACCAGATAAATCTTTTTAGTGCGGAAGACTCATAAAATCCCCACTATGAGGAGATATTAATCCATTTCCGGACAAAAGCAACAGTTATCTTTGGTCAGGTATTTTTGCCAGTTCTGGTTATCTTCTGAAAGGTCTGGTCTGCGTGAGATTCTTCCTGCTCAAGCTTAACCACCAGCGCATCAAAAAAAGGTTTCCAGTTGCGGTTCCAGGTCCTCTCCTGCAGGTCAGGAATCAGCACCCGGATAGCTCTGAAAGCTTTTGTGCCAGGCGAACGCGCGAATCCTCTGCCACCACACCGATCACAATTCTTTTCAACGATAGAGTTATTCTGCCTGGACATCTCAATATCACGAACGCGGCCTGTACCATTGCAGCGGCATCGCTCAGTCACTTCGCCTTTGCCGTGACATGTCACACACATCTTTTCTAGCGTCTCAAGCCGGTATTTCGGGGGTACGTAATTATCGTTATCCGGCGTTGAGCAGCCAGGGTGAATCATCACATGCTCAATGCTGTTCATAATGCCACGGCCATCACAGTCGGGGCATGAATGGGTAGTTGATGCGGAGCGGACATAATCTTCATATGCCAGCTTGGATAGAACTCTGATACAGGAAGGCAGTTTTGAGCCAGCCGCTTTCAGAACGAGTTTTGGGGTTATGCGCCGGGCATGCACCATCAGAAGACCAATTACGCGATCTTTATCCCCTTCGCTTACCCCGGACTTAGCCAGAACGGCGGCTATCCCCATCGGGGACTTTGACTGACACATCCCGATAGCGGCCATCAGGTCTGTACCGGTCAGGTTTTCACTCCCTGTTGCCCGGGAAGAATCACTTATCTGCAGGCTCTTCGGGTTGAAGTGCTTCAGCGCCGATTCAATTTTCATGCTTACCCTCTCCACACACTTTATTTTTTGTCTGTCCCAATCACTCCGACTGCAATCGCGTGATCGAGGAACCTGAACAGCAGCTCTATCTGACTGCCGTATTTCGCTTCAAACGCTCTCATATCCCGGTGCAGTTCATCGTGATGCGCTCTGCATAGCGGTATCACAAATAAATCATGCGCCTTCGTTGCCATTCCTCCCTGCCCGTGTCCGATGATGTGATGAGGATCGTCAGCCTGCACGCCGCAGCATGCGCACTTCTGCGACTTTACCCAACGTGTGTATTTCTCACTCTCCCAGCGTTTACGCTTGGGCCGCTTCATAAACGACTCAGGCGACTCCGGATCGGCGCGCAGGTCGATTATCGTTTTTACCACCTGCGCGGCATCATGAATTATTTCCTGCGCCGGCCGCGCTGGCACAATCCGGGTTTCCCTAAGTTCTCCGGTCTGGATAGTCTCTTTCGGCATGCGCAGAACGCGGCGTGCCGGCGCTTCCGGTATCAGGTCAATGACATCATTCAGGGTTGCCCACCAGCACAGTTCCGGAAGTGACAGCTGGTGATCGCCAGGCAACGCCATCTGGCTGCATGCGGCCCTGATAATCCAGAGTGCGGTGTTGCCCTGCGCAATGTTTTCCAGGCGACCGGGCGCGCCATTCTGCCTGAACTCATTATCGTGGCTGTAGCAAAGGGACACCAGGCCGTTTTCAGTTTCTGACACAGTAAATTCGTGGTGATGCCATGTCCCGGGCTGCTCCCACTGGCAGCAGCTGAACGTCTGCACGAAAGACGCCAGCGCATTACGCCCACCAGCGGCTTTTATCACGCGCTCGTGACTGAAAAAGGGAAGCAGTGAGGGCTCGTCCAGTAACGGCTGTGTCCAGTCATTTATCCGCCCTGATGGCATGTCTGCCATATCCATCGTTGGTGTGCTGATCACCACCCGGCCCTGAAACAGCTTTAACAGGTCTGGACCTGGCTTCAGCAATACAATCCCGGTGCGCGGTGCTACCTCTGGAGTAAGTAATGCTCTCACAGTCACCTCAGTGCACGGTTTCGAGCAGTCGAAGCAACTCGGCAAATTTTGATTCGAAGAAATGAGGCTGCGTTTCTCGCGGATTTGCAGGGCTGGTGATGTTTTTACCGTACATGCAGCCTTTAGCCGTAAGAGACCAGAACAGCTTTACACCATCAGTCCCTGATCGGCTGGCTCTGCTTTTGTGCTCCACGATCCCCAGTTTCTCAAGCTGACGATAAGCCTGGCTAGCATTCATTCGAATACTGTGAGCCTTCAGAAGTGCACTCAGCGAAAGCGTCGGACGGCTTGAACCATCTTTAGCGTCTATTGGTGCGTCGATGGCATATGCAGGCATCATGTTGGGAATGCCGTAATGCTGTTGAATCTTCTGATATGCGCCAAGCTTTGAGGAGTTGGAAAAATTAAGCATTCGGGAGGCTGACTCAAGAAGGATGATACTGGCCTGTACCTCTTCTGGCATGGAAACCACTGGCGGCTTTGATGCCAGAGAGTCATAAGTGCGGATTACTTTCAAACTGAACTCAGCGCTGATCCACATCGCGTATGAGTAGACCAGCTCTTTGCATACGAACGTGCCTTGGTTCATTCCGCCCTTGATTACCGATACAGGAATTCCTGTATCGCTCAGAAGCTGAACGAGTTCACTGGTCTGTTGAAGGTTACGCCACAAGGAAGGTTCATGTCGGCGTTCGCCGCCTGCTGCACGATGAAGATCGTTAAGGCAATAACGGCCGGAGTTGTCCTGACGAACGGAAACCCCATCAATCACTAGAAGCTGATTCATGCTTTCTTCTCCACACACTGTTGTCAACCGGCCCCGCCCCATCTTCTGCAAATAAACGGGACCAACCATAGCCACCAATGACTGCAATTCATTGGCAAGCCAGTCAACTATAACTATTTTTACTGTTTATGTAACTAGGTAAGGCTGCTCATAATTGAACGTTCCAAGTGAACAGCTTACTCACCCCCCCTCAACTTTAGCAAAGCGGTTACATTTACAATCCGGCGAAAAAATACTTTAATTAAATGATCTTTTTATCAATCATTAGGTATAATCAATCTAGCGATGTAAGACCTTCATTCTTATAGGTATAATAAGTCACTAAATGACTAAAAAAGAGAGGAAGTGCAAGTGAAAATATACAGGTATCAATCCTTCACCCCTTATACAGTCAAAGGGTTACTTTATGATGAATTATTTTTTGCTTATCCTGAAGAACTAAATGATCCTATAGATGGGAAAGTAACATTTAGATTTCACCACCATGAACAGCGTTGGGTGAATTTATTGACTCTAGCTTGGGGTAATATCCCTGAAGTTCAACTAGCAGCAAAGAACTTAATGACTCATAGTAAAATAACCATATCTGACCTGATTGACACAAGCCTTCTTCCCTTCTTCCTGTTCGGAATAGAAAGAAATGATAATTCTGCAACCCTGAACAATCATGAAAAAACAAACCTCAGCAACAAGCTATCATTTTATGTTTCACAATGGATTAGAGCAGACACTGCATCTGTATCTTTTTCATATGCTGGAGACAATAATCTAATGTGGTCTCATTATGCAGGTAAGCACGAAGGGTTTTGTCTAATCTTCAGAGACGATAAAGGGCATCTAAACCAATGTCCGATGAGGAAGCGTGATAGTGTTTCTAGAACACACTTTTCGCGCAACATGCAATCAAAAGTCCCATTACGGTTGAAGTTTGAAGAGGTTATTTATGTTCCTCCTTCAGATACAGATTATCCTGATGCCTTTATTTTATTCCCTGCAATGGTTTATGGTGAACCCATCACCGAAGCAGCAAGAACAGCCTACTGGGAAAAGGTGAAACGGCATCAACTGACTAAAAATGAAAATTGGGCCTATGAAAAAGAAGCTCGTTTGATTCTTCATTCATCAGAACACCAGATATCTCCGAATCAAAGACTTTTTCATTATAACTTTGGTCAATTGGTAGGTGTTATATTCGGCATGCGTATGTCTAATTCAAGGCGAGATCAAATCACAGAAATTCTATGCATAAAATCAGAGCAGCATGCGAGAAGTAGTTTTAAGCCAAAGTGGCTCCCTGACATTATACTTAACGAGGCTGTATTTGATTCCAATAATCGCATGACATTCAGGCCTACCGCAGCAATCACGCACGGAAGGATTATTGAAAGGCATTCAGATAAGTTTGATTATATTTATAAACAATGGGGGGAGGATAAGTGCCTTTATATAGACGAGTCAGGAAGCATTTCAACTTGCTCTTAAATATTATCAATTAATTCACACGCTTTATTTTTTGCGCTCTATATTTAACCATTGTAACTTTTACTAGAAAATAAGGCTCGGCAATACATTTCGAATTAATGATTGATACAACTTTCTAATGCAGCGCTCTAAAGCGCTGCATTTTATTGGGGATATATTCACTCTAAGAGTAAATAAAAAAGCATTTTTTCATTCAGACCCCTCCTGACTCGGGTATGGTCATCTGGCCGGCCAACGACTGCACTGCCTGTCGCAGCATGCGGTAGTTCGACCAGCAAACCCGGTCTACCTGCTCCACCAGCCCGATGAACTCCTGAACCGTGCATGGATGATCCACGCGCAAATCAGTCAGCGCGCCCGAGAACCTTTGCAGCTGCTCCGTTACCAGTTCTGGTTCATCATGCTGCTCTGAGAGCCACTGTTTGATCGCCTGCTCGTCCTGGTGCTGCTGGATGAGGCGCAGAGCTGACTGGATGGTGTCCTGAGGGACAACTACGTGCTCAGGGTGCTCTACGGAGTCAGCCGCCCATGTATGTGCATATTTGGACTCTGCATAGGTGTATTCATGTTTCATTTTGAACGCCGCCTGAACGCAGGCCCAGACCTCAACGCCACTCTGCTCCAGAATTTCGTGTTTCAGTAGTGGAAGGTCATCGCCATCACCATTCTCAGCTTTAGCGGGTGCCGGTTGTTCACTTACTGATTTGGTGACGCCGTAATGCTCTCTGGCGAGCAGGATAATATCCATCAGCTCAGCTGCCTGCAGGTCAGTTTCAAACGTCAGCGTAATGCGTGCGCCCTCCTCGCTCTGCTCTGTCTGACAGTGTTTAGCGATCAGTTCTGCCAGCTTGCGTGACTGGGCAGCACTGAACTGCGGCATAGCATCGGTCTTTGTCAGCTTCTTCTTCCCTGCCGCCTTAGCTTTCTGCATCTGCTCCTGTGCAACCGATGAGGCTTTGACGCCATGTTCGCGCTGCAGGGCTACTGCTGTGGTTGCGGCCACTTCGCCGGACTTCACCATCTCAATCAGAGGCTCGCCAACGGTCAGCAGCTGGAGGTGCTGTTCAACATCGGTGATCGAACGCTTCACCTTGGCGGCGATCTCGGCTGGCTCTAAGCCCTGGTTAACGAGGCGCTGATAGGCTGCAGCACGTTCCAGCGGCAACAGGGCGCGGCCCTGACTACTGGTGACCATGAACGCCACGCTGTCAGCTTCATTTCCCACAAAGTCCTTACACTCAAGGCGCAGCGTAAAGCCCGCTTCCTGTGCCAGCTTCGCACCGTAATAACGGTGGTGGCCATCGATAACTTTAATGCCCTTCTCGGTGACCTTAACAGCCAGCGGAGGCACATGCTCACCAGCGATAAAGGCATCGCGGAATTCCTCGACATGGGTCTGATCGATATCACGAATGTTGTAATTAGTTTCGACATACAGTTCATCAACGCCCACCAGGTAGGTTTTGCGGGTGGTGATATCGGTGTCGGAATTTTTCTTGTCGTCGTAAATGCGCGCTAATGTGCTCATGCTGTGGTCAGCTCCCATGTCAGGACAATAATCAGGGCAAAAATCATCACTGCTGCTGTGCGGATGGCCCGGTAGAAAATCTCATTGCGTTGGTAGTGGCTCTTCAGGTGCGCTTTCATAACAAATCCCTGTTCACACTGGCTGAAATGATGCGCCCGGTGTCGAGTCCACCGTAGCTGCCACAGTTGAGTGAGCCTTTCGCAGCGCAGCGATCGCAGTTCTCTTTGGCTTCGTTGCGGGATGCCTCAAACTTGGCGACCAGCATTGCCTCACGCCAGACCTGTGCAGCACGAAGCCAGAACCCCTTTGCCTCCAGTTCGGCGGCCTGTGTCGCAAGATGGAGATGCTTTTCGCTCTCTTCCGGCAACGGTGTGGTGTTGATCGAATAACTCCAGTCGCTGGCCCGCTTAAGCACTCCTCTGGTGAATAACGGTTTGATAAAGCGTTTCACTGAGGTTTCATGCAGGTCAGTCAGCTTGCAGATATCGCGAACTTTCAGCGGGCCTCTGCGGGTGATCAATTCAAGAATTTTTGATTCGTGGTTAACCATGGTTCTCTCCCCTTATGCCCCGCGAAAGCCTTCAGGTATCGCGTAGTCGGTTGACGAAACAGCCATCACATCGCGCTGCATGTTGCGCTTCAGTGCTTTCCACTCCGAACGCGGTGGACGGCCGGCTTTATCCCATTTAGTTGCTGACTGGAGATAGCCAGGCAGGTTGCCGGGGATAAACAGCGTTTTGGGGCGCATGTACTGGTATTCCTCAGTGCCTTCCCAGTGGGTGTGCTTGTAATCCACCACCAAGCACAGCTCTTCCACCGTAAATGCATCTTTCAGCCGGGATTTGATGTGGCCCATCGACGACTGCGCCTCTGTGTGCTTAGCGCCAGTAACTTTGTTTAGGTGGCGTAAGACTTCCCGAGAGCACTGAAGGATTGACCACTCATCGTCTGGTTGCGTCGCAACCTGACAAGAAGGGTTTGTTGTAATCTCTGTAGTATTCTCTGTTGTATTCTCTGTAAGACGAGGGCAATTTGCCCCGATGGATGAGGGCATGTTGCCCTTATCGATAGGTGCAGGTTGCTCTACTCGATTGGTGCAATTTGCATCCTTCGATGGGTGCAAATTGCCCTCATCGGTCAATAAAGGGTTTGCGTGGTTAATTGCGTAATAATTAGTCCGATCATGCTGAGATTTTTTCAGCTGCTCGACGAAAATCAAACCGTGCTTTTTGAGAGAGGTCAGAGCGCGTTTAACCGTGTCAGACGACCAGAATGGGAACTGATTAGTCCACTCTTCGATAGTGTTATATACCCAGCGTTTTCCGTCATATTCGACGCCAGATGTTGTATCTTCGAGCCAGTAGCAAATCTGCTGCAGCACAATGGCCTCATTCAGGCCAATACGCTGCGCAAGTACCGGGCTGATAACCAATGGCTTAACCTTCAGCAATAAACTCATGACGCCACCTTCCTGAACTTCTGACTAAACAAAGCGCGGGGCTGCATGCATGGATGCGGATAGGTGGGGCGCATGTAAATCACGCGATGATTCACCACGTCTACGCCTACCGTTTCCACCACGACGCCCCGATGGTCCTTATAACGCTCCACCCAGGGTTTAATGATCTCGTTTTCCATCAGTTCACACCTGACTGCGCCGGGCGGCGGTAAAACGATTTCCACGCTGCCTCAACTACCAGACGTGTGGTTGACTGGTAGTTGTTAGGGCCACCAGCGGTCGGTATGATTTGCTCATAGACAGGGACGCCAGCGATAACACGGCAACGGAATTGCCGAACTGCTTTGGTTTGGCTTACAATGGACATGCGATTGATTCTCCACACACGTTGATTTAGTCGCGACCGACGCTCAGGGCTGCAATCCCTGGGCGTCACTTTTTTGGGGCTTAAACTTTTCATCTCAAATATCCTGCGCTTCGATCTGCACACCTGACGCATCAATCTTCCTGCCGTTCGCCACGAACATATCCACTGAGTGCTCAGCAACGCCGACGCCATACAACGCCATGAAGCCAAGAAAACCGTGAATCTGGTGACGCATTTTTTTGTGGAACAACGCGGACAGGGTTTTGCGCTCTTTGCTGTCGATGACACCGTCAGACGCGGCGGCAATTTTGGCGATCGCTAACTCACCAGCTGCTGCGCTCGTTTTCATTTCGATGTCGTACAAATCGACCTTATCGACCTCTTTAACCGCGGATACATCCACCAGCAGTTTTCCGTGACGTGCCGCGAAAAAGTCTGCCAGGCATGCGGTACCAGATAACTCTTCCATCTTCATGAGTTCATCCAGGGTGAAGAAACGACTGCCACATTTGCGGTACATGTGGTTGTGAAACTGATCGATGGTCATGCCTAAGTCATCGGCCATACCTAAACGACCCGCTTTATGTGCCTTGCACATCAGCCGAATTGCTGTGTTGATTGTGTCTACCATTTCAATCTCCGTTGGTAGTTCCAGTTAGGCCGTTTGGCCTGTATCTTTTTGGTACAACGACGCATCGAAGCGCAGTTTGCCTTTGGTGATTTTTTCGATCTGGTATGCACGACCCTCAGGAATTACTTCCGGCCACTCAGAAACTGACGGATGTTTAATTCCTAAAACTGCTGCGGTTTTACATACCCCTCCAAAGAATTTGATAACGTCCTGCTTCCTCATGAGAGCAATTCCTTTAATGGGTTGGCGTGGTACACAATGTAGGATATCCAACATATGAATGTCAAGATTCTTACCTACGATTTTGGTAGGATTGCCTACATGATGAACATGGGTGAACGTATCCGCCAAAAGCGGAAAGAACTTAATCTCACGCAACAAGCACTGGCAGAAAAGGCCGGTGTAAATCGTGTGACTGTTACTGGCTGGGAGAAGGATGATTACCAGCCGAACGGGGCTAACCTTCAGGCATTAGCGGACGCTCTGAAATGCGATCCTACCTGGCTGGTTAGTGGTAAAGGAGAAGCCGCAGCAACCCCATTACTGAGGCCTGTTCAGGTCAGCGCTAAAGAGGTGCCGTTAATTTCATGGGTACAAGCTGGCACTTGGACAGCTACCGACCCAGGAATAACACGCGACGAAGCGATCATGTGGCTGTACACCACAGCATCAGTCTCTGATAAAGCCTTTGCTCTACGGGTTCGTGGCGACTCAATGACAAACCCTCACGGTAACCCCACTATTCCTGAAGATTCAATTGTCATTGTTGAACCTGAGATTCATGATGTTGCGGCAATCAACGGAAAGATTGTTGTCGCTCATATTGATGGCGGATCAGAAGCAACTTTGAAAAAATTTGTAGAGGATTTCCCCCACCGTTACCTTGTTCCTCTCAACCCTAATTACAAAACTATTGAATGCGATGGGAACTGCCGCATTGTCGGGCTAGTAAAGCAAGTCATCATAGAGTTTTAATTCCCCCGCTCAAAAACACAGCCGGATATCACATCCGGTTTTTTTTGCCTTCCATGTAGGATTTCCTACAAATACACTTGACACCCCATTGTTGGTTATCCTACATTAAACCCAACAAAGAGGTTGCCGGTCATAATCGCCTCTTACAAATCAGGCGGAAATCTCTTAAGAGGCGGCAATGAGGATGATCAAGAACATGTCGAACACCAGCTTTTGGGACCTGATTACCTTTCTTTACCTCTTCCCGGATGCTGAGTTGGTTTGTGACGGTGATATCGGTGTAGTGACCATGCAGTGCGGTAGTGAAAGCCTGGCTTACGGGCCAGCGTTCTAAGGGTACGAAATTGCTGTGTTGGCGGTTACTCATGAAGGTTTGTTTAACCGCCCTTTTTTCATAACGGTGAGAGCATTGCAAGAGCTGGAGCATGGGCAGCTATCAGGCGGGCGTGAGAACCTTTTTACCTGATAGCTGCAATTAAGCAGTGCTCTCCCCGTTGTGGTGAATGCGGCCAGCGCGCGCGGAAGACTGACAAAGATTGCACACAGTCTAAGAGTTTCCGCTCTGGTGTTTGTCAGTCTGACCAGAGCACCGGGAGGCACCCGGCACCGCAGCAACCTTTCAAGTGTGTGGAGTAATCGGGCTGTGGGTTATTGCAGTAACCCACCAGCCAATTTAAACGAATCCCAAAAGTTTTTTATTGCCGTCACTGGCAAGGGATTCATGCAACCAAAAATCGTGTGTGGAGAGTTTCATGGAAAAGCCTAACGACCATATCACTGTCGGCATCATTACCCTGCCCTACAGCCATATCCTGAACGGCTGGATTATGCCTGATGGCTCGGTAATCAGTAATCCCATTAAGGCGCAGCGTGAAGCAGAGCGGCTTAATAAAACCATCAACATCACCATCCACTGAGGGCCGGCAACATGCTTTCTTTCAAATCAAATAAAGAAGTTGTGGCAGCTGGCCACCAGTTCGCCAAAAACATAGGCAAGGAAACCTCACTGCTGGAGATGGCAAAGATGGTTACGGAGCTGGCGTCTCGTCTCGACGTTGCCAACGTCCGAGCCAGCCTGATGGCTGCAGAGGTTCTGCGTATCAATAGCGTTCTTCCTGACACCATCACTGCACTTCAGTTGGCCGGCGCAGATATGACCCTGATTGACGACCTCAATGCAGCAATGGCCACGCCAGCCAGCGATCAGTGGATTCGCACCCTCCGCGGTGAAGCGTTCGGAGAAGCACGACGCGCCATTTCAACACTGGGTAACCACCAGCAGCCCGGCATTTCACACGCGATCAACATCCTCTCCCAAATGGAAATGGATTTACTGCGCTCACGTCCGGTAACCCTGAAGGTGGTGTCATGAAAAAGGTCGCACAATTTCGCCGCAGCACAGGCCCCAATGCGGGTTTCAGTGAAAAGTTGGCCTGGCAATTATCAAAAGGCCCGGCTACAGGCAGCGAACTGGCAGCACGTCTCGGCATGACGCTGCGTGAGTTTAATCGTTTAGTCCTTCACATCATGCGCCGCGGTGGTGAAACCCTTCAGGTTGAGGCATCCAATCAGGTCTGTCTCGGTGGTGGCTCCATTGACCGCACGTACACCCTGGTCAGAAAGCCGCGCCGTGTTGCTCCACCGCCATGTAAGCCAATGGTTATCAACTACAGCAACGACCGTTCTGAAGAGGCTATTAAGCGCCATCGTGAAGCAGCCGCACGCCGTGCTCGTCTGATTGCCAGCGGGCTGTATCTGGAATGTATTGGGAGTGCTGAATGATGGATGCAACCGCCAAAAAGAAATACCTCTCCAAAATACAAAAATTGATGCGCCTGGCTGAGAACACCAGCAGCCCTGCAGAAGCCGCCAGTGCCATGTCAAAAGCGCAGGCATTCATGCGGGAGCATGGCCTGAGTGAATCAGAGGTCGTGTTCTCTGAAATTAGCACCAGCGAAAGCAAAAGTTCTCCGAGCGATGCTGAGAAGCTGCCTCGCTACATGATCTTCCTGACTCAAACCATCGAAAAGGCCTTCGCCGTGAAAAGCCTTGTAAGCTGGAGAGTAACCTCTGGCTACCGCTATAAACGCGTCGTTAAATTTTATGGGTTGGATAACCGTGATGTTGCAGCTGCATACATCTTTGACGTTCTGACGCGCCAGATTAAGCAGGCGCGAAAAAAATTCATCAATGACCACTGCGAAAGCTGGCTTGCCCCAAAACGTAAGTCGGCATTAGCTGACCAGTTTTGCGAGGGCTGGGCCTCTGGAGCCTATCACGCAGTGAAAGAGCTGGTTATTGATGAAGAGCAGGAAGCCAAAATGAGCGCCTACGCGGAGAAGTTACGGGATGAGGGTGTTGGAAACGCTAAGGCCCGCAACAGCAAAAATGCTGATAAACCCTCTCATGCCAAATGTCTGGGCTATCAAGAGGGCATGCACGCAAAAGTTTTCCATGGTGTCGATGGCAGCAGCAATTGCCCTGCGTTAATCGGTATGGGGGAATGACTATGCGTGAACGCCCAATCATCTTTAACGCCGACATGGTTCGTGCAGTTCTCGACGGCAGAAAGACGCAGACGCGCCGGATCATGCGCGAGCAGCCTGAAGTTATCCCGAAAGAAGATGAGTTTGACCAGCCGGGTTTCTGGATTCCGTTTAATGCAGGCAAAACGATGGTGCGCAATGAGGACATGTACATTGCCTGCCCGTTCGGTTTGAAGGGTGATCGCCTGTGGGTGCGTGAGACGTGGTCTGTCGTTAGCCATGCATTTGATGATGATGGTCTGATGATTGATTACGCTCCTGACCGTCCGGCAAAGGCCGTGCATGAGAAGCCGTTCGGCAGGGGCTATTACTCTGGTCACGCTATTTACGCTGCTGACGGCGGTTTTACGTGGGGGGACGATGATGGTTGCGTTGATGGCCGGTCATGTTGGAAGCCATCTATCCACATGCCGCGCTGGGCTTCCCGCATAACGCTGGAGATTACCGGCGTTCGTGTGGAGCGGTTGAATAGCATGACCGAGAGTGATGCGCTTGCTGAAGGGTGTAATGGCGGTCACGACTCTATCCCCGGCTACATGTACAGCGCCACGCCACATGAACACTTCCATCATGTCTGGCAATCCATCTACGGCGCTGACAGCTGGCAGGCTAATCCGTGGGTGTGGGTTATTGAGTTTACGCGCGTGGAGGGTGACCAGTGAACACAGAACAGAAACAGGCGCTGATTGGGCTCTGCAAAATTGAGATTAAGCGCTGGAAGGCTGCATCAGAGTCTGACCCTAACAGGCGATACATGGTTGAGTTGATGGGGGTCGCTCTGTCCGCACTGACTGCTGAGCCAGTAGCAGACGTAGTTAGCTGGAATCATCCAGTTGAGAATAGAACGTGTGCCGTTCAGTTGCGCCGCTTTGATTTATTGCCAGGTGAGCTATTCACCGCCCCGCCAGCACCCGCCGCTGACCTGGCTGATTTGCTGCCGGATGTTGAAAAGTGGCGCTCACCTGAAGCCGTCCGGGCGCAGATGGCGTACAGGAATCTGGTTGAGAAAGCGATTGCCACCGAGGCAGCCGTGCCGGTAGCAGCTCATGATGGCTGGAAGCTGGTACCCGTCGAGCCTACAAAAGAGATGGTAGCGGCCGGGCAAGACAAGTTTGAGGAGTGTATCGATTCTGGTTTCGATAGCGGTGAAGATGGCTCAACGCACGAATACAGCAAAATATCATCGGATGCACCTTACCTGGTTTACCTCGCCATGTTGGCAGCAGCACCGGAGGTGGGAAAATGAATTACAGCAAGCTGACAGACGGTGAAATCAGTGTGCTGGTCTGCAGGCTGGAAAATCCAAAGTACGAGGCGGAGGTGCACCCCCATAATCCAAAGGGTGCTCAGTACACGCGGAGCTTCGGCAGCATCAGCCATAAGTACACCTTCTGCCCGTGCTCACGAAGTGAAGATGGATTTCAGATTGCAGTGCGGAACCGGATCGCTATTGCGCCGGCATCAAAAACAACGTGGGAAGCGAGACACGAAAGCGGCGCGACAGCCCGTCACAAAAACCCGCTAAGAGCAGCGATGATCGTGTATCTGATGATTAGAGATTTTGAGGAGGGCAACAATGCAAGCTGATGAAATCATGCTCACACCTGACGTTCTGAAGCGTTACAAGATTTCTCGCAGCACACTTTACTTCTGGAGTACGCCAGAGAGAATGCCAGCATGCTTCGGTCGCCCTTTCCCCAAGCCAACGATCGGGGGAAGCCCTAAGCGCTGGCGAGGAGCGGACCTGCTGAAATGGGAAGAGGAGGTTAATATTATGCCAGCCGGCACGCAATCACCTTCTCCAGGTGCCTGACCCAGACATCTAACCAGATGTGTTGATCATCAAGGTAGTCATGAAGGTTATAACGCGCCATGACTCCTCCCATCTGATGCCCGAGCAATTTCTCAATCACATGTGGCGGCGCGCCGAGTTCAGAAAGGCGCGTTGCTACAGTTCTCCGCAGGTCATGTAGCGACCATTCCTTCATCCCAGTCTTCATGATTATTTGCTGTGAGAAGAAAGCAATATTTGGCTGGGCCGGTGGCTTATCGTCTTCGGGTGATTTGTAACGGGACCGAGTAATTACATGCTTCGTTATGGACTGCTTTTGGTGTTGCTGGAGCATTAGTACTGCCGGCTCTGGAAGCGCCCTTCTTATAGTTTTACCGGTTTTATATTCACTTGATGGGACGGTCCATGTCCTTTCCTTAAAGTTGAACCAATCCCATTTCGCCACCCTGATCTCATTACTACGGCAACCAGTCATCATCAGGAACCGCATGATGATTTGCTGGCGAACCGGCATTTCATTCAGCGTGTTCCAGACAAGCCGGATTTCATCATCAGAAAGGACCCTGTCTTTCATTGCTGCAGCTATTGCTACATCCGATCGCCGCAGGTCAACCAGCGGGTTGACGTCTATCACGCCCCTGTTGTGACAGAAGCGAAATGCCCTTTGCATCAGGCTGAGAATCTGGCCGGTAACGACCCTCCTCCCCATGCCATCGAACAGGCTGAGCCAGTGGCTTTTCGTCGTGTGATTCACGATCATCTGACCTAATACCGGCTTAACATGGTTCTGGAAGTTCTGTCGGTTTTTATGGATCTTAATAAGGCCCTCTGGTTTGCAGTAATGCTCCTCCCAGTAATCAAAAGCCTCTTCTACAGTCATGGCCTCGACTTTTTTTAACCGGTCCAGAGCTACCTGCCGGCGAGGATCTAACCCCTCAGTAATCCACAACCTAAATTGCTGCCGCCGGTCCCTTGCCTGCGACAGTGATATCGACGGATAATCCCCTATAGTTAGCTGGATGGGCTTACCCTCCCAGCGATACCGGTAAAAAAATGTCACGCCCCCTGAGATGGTCAGTCTGACATTGAGACCGTGTGAGTCAGAAATGATCTCTATTTTGTCGCGGCGCTTTCCCAGCGCTTTTCTGAGTTTGGTATCTGTAAGCAATGTGTACATCCCCCTTGGCGTATACGCAAGAGTGTACACAAAGTGCATAAATTAAAGCTAATCAGATTAAACCATAGTAAAGCATCATAAAGCACAAATAAGAGATAACCACCTGATATGAATTGTTTTTTTAAATCGAAGTTGCACAAAGTAAACCACATTAAAGCGGATACATATGCCCTCCGATAATATCTACGCCGAGAAACGCCTGCCGAGCGCCTTTCGTCAGAGCTGGCACCATTTTTATGGCGATACCCCGGCGATGGTTGGTCTGTACGGCTTCGGCGCGTTGCTGCTGCTGTGCATTTTTGGCGGGCTGATGGCGCCTTACGGCATTGATCAGCAGTTCCTCGGCTATCAGCTGCTGCCGCCGTCGTGGTCTCGCTATGGCGATGTTTCTTTCTTCCTCGGCACCGACGATTTGGGCCGCGATGTGCTGAGCCGCCTGTTGAGCGGTGCTGGCCCGACGGTCGGTTCGGCGATCCTGGTGACGCTGTTTGCCACATTCTGGGCGCTGGTACTGGGTATTCTGGCCGGCATGACCCACGGCGTGCGATCGGCGGTGATGAACCACGTGCTGGATACGCTGCTCTCGATTCCGTCACTGCTGCTGGCAATCATCGTGGTGGCGTTTCTCGGGCCACGGCTGGAACACGCGCTGCTGGCGGTCTGGCTGGCACTGATGCCGCGGCTGGTGCGCGAAATTTACAGCGCGGTGCATGATGAGCTGGAAAAAGAGTATGTAGTCGCGGCGCGGCTGGACGGTGCCAGCAGCCGCAATATCCTGCGCTACGCCATCCTGCCCAACGTTCTGCCATTATTAATCAGTGAGATTACCCGCGCTCTGTCAATGGCGATTCTGGACATTGCCGCGCTGGGCTTTCTCGACCTGGGCGCACAGCTGCCCTCGCCGGAATGGGGTGCAATGCTGGGTGATTCGCTTGAACTTATCTATGTCGCGCCGTGGACGGTAATGCTGCCTGGCGTGGCGCTGATGGTCAGCGTATTAATTGTTAACCTGCTCGGTGACGGCCTCCGTCGCGCCGTCGAAGCGGGAGTGGAATAGATGCCGTTACTTGATATTCGTAATCTCACCATTGAATTTATGACTGCCGACGGGCCGGTCAAAGCGGTCGATCGCGTTAATCTGACCCTGAGCGAAGGTGAAGTTCGCGGCCTGGTGGGTGAGTCAGGTTCAGGCAAAAGCCTGGTGGCAAAAGCGATTTGCGGCGTGACCAAAGATAACTGGCGCGTGACCGCCGACCGGATGGTTTTTGATGATGTCGATCTGCTGCGCCTGTCACCACGCGAGCGCCGCCGCATTATCGGCCATAACGTCTCGATGATTTTTCAGGAGCCGCAGTCCTGTCTCGATCCGTCAGAAAGTATTGGCCGTCAGCTGATGCAGGCGATCCCGCGCTGGACCTATAAAGGCCCGTGGCTGAAGCGCTTCTGGTTCTGGCGCAAAACCCGTGCCATTGAACTGCTGCATCGCGTCGGCATCAAAGATCACAAAGATATCATGCGCAGCTTTCCTTATGAGCTGACTGAAGGTGAATGCCAGAAAGTGATGATCGCCATCGCGCTGGCGAATCAGCCGCGCCTGCTGATTGCCGATGAGCCGACCAACGCCATGGAACCTACCACTCAGGCGCAGATTTTCCGTCTGCTGAGTCGTCTCAATCAGAATAACAACACCACGATTCTGCTGATCAGTCACGACCTGCGTACCATGAGCCAATGGGCCAATCGGATTAACGTGATGTACTGCGGACAGACGGTAGAGACCGCCCAGAGTGACGATCTGATGAGCACGCCGCATCACCCTTATACTCAGGCGCTGATCCGCGCCATGCCCGATTTTGGCCGCGCTCTGCCGCATAAAAGCCGGCTGAACACGCTGTCAGGCGCGATCCCGTCGCTGGAGAGTTTGCCGATCGGCTGCCGGCTGGGACCACGCTGTCCCTATGCGCAGCGCAAATGCGTCGAAACGCCACGGCTGGCGGGCGGCAAGTCGCACCTGTATGCCTGCCATTTCCCGCTGAACATGGAGAGCCAGTAAGATGGAAACCCTGCTGGAAGTGCGCAACCTGAGTAAAACCTTCCGCTATCGCACCGGACTGTTTCGTCGTCAGCACGTTGAAGCGGTGAAATCGGTCAGCTTTATCCTGCGCGAACGGCAAACGCTGGCGATAATCGGCGAAAACGGCTCCGGCAAGTCGACGCTGGCAAAAATGCTCAGCGGCATGGTCGCGCCGACCGAAGGTGAGATCCTGATTGACGATCATCCGCTTAGCTTTGGCGATTACGGCTATCGCAGTCAGCGCATCCGGATGATTTTTCAGGACCCTTCGACCTCGCTTAATCCGCGTCAGCGGGTCAGTCAGATCCTCGATTTTCCGCTGCGGCTCAATACCGATCTGACGGCAGAGGCGCGCGAAAAACGCATTATCGCCACGCTGCGTCAGGTCGGGCTGTTACGCGATCACGCTGGCTATTATCCGCATATGCTGGCCCCCGGTCAGAAACAGCGCCTCGGTCTGGCGCGTGCGCTGATCCTGCAACCGAAAGTGATTGTGGCAGATGAGGCGCTGGCCTCGCTCGACATGACCATGCGCTCCCAGCTGGTTAATCTGATGCTCGAGCTGCAGGAGAAACACGGCATCGCCTACATTTATGTTACCCAGCATCTTGGCATGATGAAGCACATCAGCGATCAGGTGCTGGTGATGCATCAGGGTGAAGTGGTGGAGCGTGGTGGCACCGCCGATGTGCTGGCCTCCCCGCTGCATGATCTGACCCGACGGCTGATCAGCAGCCACTTTGGTGAGGCGTTAACCGCCGAAGCCTGGCGGCGTGAGCACTGATTATTGCTGCATATCCCGGAAATTGCGGGCTGATTTACCTGATCTCTGACAGACGTGCTAGAATCCGCACGTCGATTAACGTCGGTCGCCTACTTTTTAAACAATGCGGCCGCCAACTACAATGACCATAAGGATTACAGCTATGGGTTTTCTTTCCGGTAAGCGCATTCTGATTACTGGCGTTGCCAGTAAACTTTCCATCGCCTACGGTATTGCACAGGCGATGCACAAACAGGGCGCAGAACTGGCTTTCACCTACCAGAACGACAAATTAAAAGGTCGTGTGGAAGAGTTTGCTAAAGATTTGGGTTCAGAGATCGTTCTGCCATGTGACGTGGCCGAAGATGAGAGCATCAAATCCCTGTTCACTGAACTGGCAAAAACCTGGCCGAAATTTGACGGTTTCGTTCACTCCATCGGTTTCGCCCCTGGCGACCAGCTGGATGGTGATTACGTGAATGCCGTAACCCGCGAAGGCTTCAAAATCGCGCATGACATCAGTGCCTACAGCTTCGTTGCGATGGCCAAAGAGTGCCGTGCGATGCTGAATCCACACTCTGCGCTGCTGACCCTCTCTTACCTGGGTGCTGAGCGCGCGATCCCGAACTATAACGTGATGGGTCTGGCGAAAGCATCGCTGGAAGCTAACGTGCGTTATATGGCCAATGCGATGGGTCCGGAAGGCGTCCGTGTGAACGCCGTTTCTGCCGGTCCAATCCGTACGCTGGCGGCATCAGGCATTAAAGACTTCCGTAAGATGCTGGCACACTGCGAAGCGGTTACCCCGATTCGTCGTACCGTGACCATTGAAGATGTCGGCAACTCAGCCGCCTTCCTTTGCTCCGATCTGGCGGGCGGCATCACCGGTGAAATCGTTCACGTTGATGGCGGCTTCAGCATCGCCGCAATGAATGAACTGGAACTGAAATAAGTTCTCAAGGGCGAGTCTGACTCGCCCTCTTCTTTGCTGCCTCTCGCCCCTTCCTGCCTGATTTTCCTGTCGTTATACCGTAACGCTATTAATTATCACCGATCATTCTTTTGCCCAGGCCTGGCCTTCGGCGACGATACGTCTGCCCTTCGGTTTATGCATTTTTTCAGATTCTGCCGCCTGCATGCCGAACCAGAATTTTGCAAAAGGATTGATCATGGAACAACGCCGCTATCCGGGCCATAACCACTGGTTTTACGAGAGCCAGACCAGTCCACGTACTTCGCAGGCCGCTCCGCTGGTCCCTGAAGCCGCCGATATCGATGACCGTTTTCTGCTGGGATGTGTCAGCGATCAGCTGACGCTGCCGTCACTGTTACGTGCTAATCAGCCCGCCTTGCTGGCGGCGCGCGATCTGGCGCAGCTGCTGTTCCCTGACCGCGTCGTGACGTCGCTGACCCACACGCTGACCCTTTACGATCGCCTGAGTACCGCCCTGACCGTCGCGCAAGTGGCAGGCGTTCAGCGCCTGTGTAATCACTATTCGGCGCGCCTCAATCCCCTGCCGGGGCCAGATTCGTCTCGGGAAAGTAATAACCGTCTGACTCAGATTACCCAGTATGCCCGTCAGCTGGCGATGCAGCCTGAGCTGATTACCGCCAGTGCGATTACCGCGCTTGATGCGGTGGGGCTGACCGAGCCGGACATCGTGACGCTCAATCAGCTGATCGGCTTTGTCAGCTATCAGGCGCGGGTAGTCGCCGGACTGCAGGCGCTGCAGGCCCAGCCGGTACGCTGGCTGCCCGGCACCACGCCGCCGCCGGATGCGGATGCGGCGGGCTTTGGCAAACCAACCGTCTGGCGTCCGGCGCTGAAACCGCTGGAGTTGCGCTACGCCAGTGCCGAACAGCTGGCAGCGGTGACCCGCAGTCAGGCGCTGGCCGGCATGCAGGATGCGGTGTGGTTGCTGGCGCATGATGCCCCGGTATTGTATGGCTGGGTAATGCTGCGTCAGCAGCTGTCTGCTGGTCAGCCGCTGGCCGAAGCGACCGCTGCGCGTATCCTCGGCAGTCGCTGGGCTTTCCAGCAACTGTCAGGCGTCGACGCGTTAATAGCGGGCGTGGATGAGGCGGAAGCGCCTGAGATTCAGCGGCAAATTATCGCCCTGGCTGCCCAGCTGACTCGTGCGCCGGAGCGGTTCAGCGCCGCGCATCTGCAACCGCTGGCGGAGGCTGGCTGGTCAGCCGATGCCCTGTTTGATCTGATTCAGTCGGTGGCGATCGGTAACTGGAACAGCCGTCTCTGTTATGCGCTGGGCGAGGCGCAGTAAGCGACTTAAACCGGTAACTGGCCGCGCGCTTCGTCGAAAAAATGCTGCGCCAGAGGGGTTGCGCGTCCCGGTTCGGCAATCACCAGCGCCGCTTCGCGCGCCATCGGCGGCAGCGTAATCGGCCGCTGCTGTAATCCCTGCAGGGAAGCAGGCAGCAAATGGCCGACCGGTGAAACCAGCAATCCCAGCCCAACCTGCGCGCACTGCATCAGCTGCATCACCGAGGCACTTTCGACAATCACCCGCGGTACCAGCGACGCTTCGCGAAACGCCATGTCGAGATAGCGGCGAAAGTAACGCGTCTGTTCGGCCAGACAGAGCGGCTGCTGCGCCAGTTCACTGAGCGTGAGCGGCTCACCAGAGATCAGATCGGGAAAATGATCGGGATGGAAGATCGCCTCAACCCCACGATCGGCCAGCATTGCCGTCTGAAAATGGAGTTCGCGCAGCGTAGCCATCTCAAAAAAGCCAATGCCTACATCCACGGTGTGGCTGTTAAGCGCTTCCAGCAGCTGGTCGGCGCTCAGCACCGCGATCCGGTAATCAAGCTGCGGATAACGCGCCTGCACCGCCTTTAGCAACAGCGGCAACGCCACGCTGCACTGTGGCACCACCCCGACTCGCAGGGTGCCATTGACCCCATGTTTCAGCGACTCCACTTCCAGCTTTAGTCCCTGGTAAACCGAGACGATTTCCCGCGCCCAGGCCAGTACCCGATCGCCTTCCGGCGTAAAACCGGCAAAGTTATTGCTGCGATTAATCAGCGACAGGCCCAGTTCACGCTCCAGATTTTTCAGGCGCATCGAAAGGGTCGGCTGGGTGACAAAACTGGCTTCGGCGGCCCGGCCAAAATGGCGTTCGCGTTCGAGATTACACAGGTAAATTAATTGTTTGATGTCGATATTCTTTTACCATCAATGACTTAGTTGGCTTCATTTTGCATGAATCTATTTTTATGTACTAGTTGCTGTACTAAATAAAATTTCGCTATGTTTTTTATCGCAGGGATTGGGAACATCTTATGCCTAATATAGCCACGCTTCAAACAGCTGGAAACACGCCCCATCAGATAGTCGGCCGGTATGGCTCATACACAGCCAGCACTTCGGCCGTCACCTTTCCGAGAACCACTACCCCATCCAACCCCTGACCGTCGATCGTCTCGCCATCCTGAGTGATGATGCCGCTCGGGAACAGTTTCCCAATCTGCGGGTAATCCTCAAGCTGATATGCCACGGTGTCGCCAGGCTTCATCCGGGCAGAGCGGTCAACCAGCACAAATCCTTCCGGCGTTTCAACGCGCATCATATTGGCCGGGTTCGGCATCAGAATATCGTTCAGGTTAAGCCGGTGCTCAATATGGTCCTGCGCAGGAGAAGGAAAGCCCATGTTAGATTCCCCCGTTCGGGTTGAATTGCTTGTACGTCTTAGCTTCACCCTCCTGAGTAGAGATATCCCGGAACGTCGCTGTGTTCGACTTTATCCACTGATTGGCCTCGCGAAGGCTGAAGTGCCAGTTAAGCAGCTCCAGCTGACGCACAAAATCCTGAGTGGTGACAGTCACCCCTCCACCCGGGTTGCGCCTTATGGCGTTTACAAATGCATCTTTAATCTCGTAGTCGCGCGGCATGACAAATCCTCCCTTGATAAACACTGTATGGATAAACAGTAATATCGATCAGGGGATTTGATCAAGGCGGAGCGGCTCACAGATTTGTAAAGGTGTGGTTGTGAAAGGGATTTTAGTTTGGCGGCTACGGCGGGGAGTGACTAATCTCAAATCACACCCCGTAACCTGCTCAGACAGGAGCGGCTGAGTCATTGCCCGGTCGCCGGGCTTTTTTAGGCCTGCGTTTCTTTAAACGAGCTTTTCACTCTGTTAAGATTTAGTAAGCAAACACAAGGGATTGAGATGGGAACTTACAGGCTTATTCTGGCTATTTTGGTTGTGACATCGCATGGCGGCTTTAGGATTCTTGGATATAATCAAGGGGCTGCGGCAGTCGTTTCGTTTTTCATTATTAGCGGCTACGTCACCAGCATTCTGATTGAGAAGTACTACAATAGCCCAAAGAAAATACTACTGTTTTATACCGACAGGTGTTTACGCCTCTTTCCTCAGTTTATTTTTTATTTGTTAATCACAATCGTAGTCATGCTCTGCATAGACAACACCCTGATCATATCTAACCCTTGGTTGATGATAAGCAACTTCCTCATACTGCCGCTTAACTTTTTTGCTTATTATCACAATGAATGGATTGCCATACCTCAGTCCTGGTCTTTAGGCCTGGAACTTCAGTTCTACCTCCTAGCGCCGTTAATAATTCTATTCAGGAAACAGGGTGCTGCGCACATTGCATCCCTTGTGGTATTCACCATTGCTTTCAGTTTAATAATTCAAAATGATTATAATGGATACAGGATGATATGGGGAACTCTGCTATTTTTCATGTCTGGCATTTTCATTAGAACCAGCGTCGGCAGAAAGGCATTATTGCTTACCTACGCATACTTTGCCGCTCTCCTCATCCTGTCATATGTGTTCGACTCAGGGCCGATGTTGGGTAACAGGAACCTTATCTTTGGTTATCTGATTGGCCTGCCAATCGTATATCTGTTAACCCGCATCGATTACCACAGGTATGACGCCGTCCTTGGCGACATTTCATACGGGGTGTACTTAAATCATTTTTTGATATTCTTCGCTTTATCCGTATTTGGCGTAGACTATAAAAAACCTGGAACCTTAGTTTTGTGCGTTCTGGCATCCATAATATGCGGATATGCTTCTTCAATGATTATTGAAAAGCCAGTGGTTAAAGCGCGCCATCTCCTCCGGAAGAAATTGAATCTTCTTAATTAAATGCAGAGACTGGCTGTTCTGGCCAGTCGACCTCACTTTCAGTATCAGTATTAACTCTGCTAAGTAGAACTAGATACTTTTTCCATGAAGTTAGAAGAGTGGATTCTTCTGGTGTTGCCATTTCGAGATCAGCTGCATACTGTAAAACCGAAATGTTACTTTCAGCAGATAGTCGTAACTCCTGCTTTCTGTTGTCATTAATTAATTTGTAATCAATCTGTGGCTTTGAGAATTTCTTGGCTTTATATATCCAGCCATATTCAGGGGAAGGATCAACATTAGTTATATCAACCCATATAAGGTCAGGATGAAATAATTTGGTTATATCTTGCTCTGTCTCGAATATTTCAGCCACACTTCCATTGTCAATTCTTGCATACTTAGCCATTAGAAATACTCCTCGATAACAACTACTCCGGAAACGCCAGACCTGCTAACAACTGAAGATGCAGATGCATTCCCGCCGCCACCACCGCCAAAAGCGCCTGCGGTGGGAAACGCTGTCCCTGCTCCATTTGCTGAACGATACCCCCCACCCCAAAAAGAAGCCCCGCCATCACCTGATCCACCAGAAAATCCAGCGCCCGGACCATCACTACCGTATCCCCCATTCAAATTAATGTCCCCCCCAGACCCTACACCTCCAGCGCCGCCAGTCCCGGAAATCCCAGGGGTGCCTCCTGTTGCAGACACAATGGTTGAAAATGAGGATGACCCTCCTGTCGTTGAGGTGCCCACACCTACTGTAATTGAGTAGCTAGGCAGAGTGATATCTAAAAACTTTATTGCAGTTCCTCCTGCGCCACCACCAGCACCTCGCGCAGCATTTAGCACAAACTCACCCATTCCACCCGCACCTGTAACAGTAACCTTGGCTTTTTTGGTTCCAGCTGTAGGGGTGTAAGTACCGTTTGCTGTGAATACTTTTACGCCGATTAATCTGCCTGATGAAAAAAGTTTGCTGATGGCGCTATAAAGCTGATTTCTGGTGCCTTTGACGAGAGTAAGCCCGGCAGCTTCTATAACATTACAGACTTCCTCCTGAAGATCATCGAAGTAATCAGCGTCAAGTGCCGTTGCCAGTTCTCCGGTCTGCGGATTCCCACCTGTGAAACCATTCTTCCCCGCACCAAATTTGTCTTTCTGGGCTGTTGATGTGTCAATGCGATGCATGCTTACTCCGTGTATCTGAAAATTACGTAAGTGTGTGACGGTGCCAGCTTCTCAAGAACGCATTCGGCAATAGTGTCA